TTTAACTCCATAAGCTATGAATTTGGAGACAAAGATAACAATTTATAAATTTACCCCTCAGCTTTTTACATTGACCCTTTCAACAGACGAAAACAAGCAAGTGATACCACTTGTGCAGCCGTAGAAATCGTTGTCTGTCTGGGTCGTGAACGTTTCTACTTTTCAATCGGTATCTTTCTGAATGCCACTCAATGGCTGGATGGTAAGGTAATCAACCATCCCAAGGCAGCCATTTTCAACGAACAGATTCAAAAGAAGGTAACGGAGTTTGAACGTATCATCATTGCTATGGAAGTAAATGGTGACGATATGACCACCCAACAATTCAAAACCTATCTGTCATCAGATGGCAGCAACCGACGCAACTTCATGGCATGGATGCGCGAACGTATTCAATCCCGCAAAATGAGAGAAGGAACGCGCAAGGGACATTTGACCACTTATAAAGCCCTTCAGCGTTTCGGCAAATTCAAGACATTCGATGATGTAACCCTTACTCACATCTATGAATTTGATATGTTCATTCGTGAAGAAGAGACTTACACATCTACAGGCAAGCTCATTGAACGTAGTCAGGCAGCCATCCACAATTATCACAAACGATTCAAGAGTTACGTCAGCGAAGCCTTCCGTTTGGGGCTTATCAAAGAGAATCCATACAACCGCTTCCAAGACAAACGTGGTGAGAAGGGCAAACGCCCACATCTCACCAAAGACCAGATAAAACGGTTGATTGCCATTCGTGAAGAGTCTGCAGACAGAGTAGCCAATAAATACCTTGACTTCTTCCTCTTCCAAATTTTTACGGGCATGGCGTATAGCGATGCCAAGTCGTTCGACTATACCCAGCACATCATCACGGTAGATGGGCATGCTTACATTGATGGGCATCGAATGAAAACAGGAGAGGAATTCATCACCCCAATCCTTCCCTATACCCAAAAGATTTTGGAACGGAACGACTACAAACTTCACATCACTTCCAACCAAAAGTACAACCAATTCCTGAAAGGTGTCGGTTTGGCTCTCGGTTGCAGTTTTCTTTTGACCACCCATGTGGCCCGCCACACCTTTGCCTGTACCATCAGTTTAGGCGAAGGAATCCCTAAGGAAGTTTTGCAGGTAATGATGGGACATTCTTCCATCAGAACAACCGAACTCTATGCCAAGCTTCCCATGGAGTTCGTCACCCGTAATCTTGACAAAAAGCTTTTCCATATTTGGGGATAACACTTCCTATTAAGCGTAAGAAAAGCCGCATTGCACCACCTGAAACGAGAGGTCAATGCGGTATCTCTTTTTCCATCCCATTTCTACGTTCGGGCTTGCCCGTTATCCACACAAAAACATAGTTGGGTAGCCTAATTCCCCGAAGTGATAAATCACACGGGTGGAGTGTACACTGGAATCAGCAAGCTGAGTAGAGGATTATGTAGACAAACCATCTATAAACATCGAAAAGAAGGTCATAAAAAAGGTCATCACTGTGACCTTTTTTTGTGACCTTTTTTAATCTTGCTTATTTTCAGCAATCACTCATTACCATTTACAATTTTCCAATGTCCACCTTTGGCAGCACCCTCACGTTGTATAAGTCCTAATTTCTTTAAGCGATCAAGATTATACTTGATACCATCCTCTGTTGAATTATCTATATGTAAGGCCAAATCTTTACGAGATGCAGCAGGATTTATCGCCAAGTAAGCCAAAATATCTTTCTGCATCTTGGAAAGTTTCTGGGTAGTTTTCTGGGTAGTGTCTAAGTTGGTGTCTGAGTTAGTGCCTAAGTTGGTGACTAAGTTAGCAGATGCATTAGGTCGTTTGAATGTAATCTAAACAAGTAAACCATCCGTTCTATATTCAAGTTCTGAAATCTTTTCATGTAAAATCGATGTGTGTTATTACGCAAAGAAATGTTTCTTGAAAAAGGCAGATATTTTGTGATTAGCTCTAAATAAAATAAAAAACGAAAAGAAATTTACCATATTATTTGTTGTGTTGAAAAATATATCTATCTTTGCACAAACTTAAAATAAGTGAAGCATGAAACTCAATAAAATAAAAATTTCGGGTATTTTCAATCTGAAGGATGTCGAAATATCTTTGGATGATTTAAGTGCATTGATTGCGCCTAACAATTATGGCAAAAGTAATGTGCTTCGTGCCATTGATTTCGGTGTCTTTTTTATGGAGGCTTCTTTAAAGAGAAAGTTATCATTGATGCGCAATCGTTCTCTCATACCCATTAATACAGCTTTGGAAGGTACTCCGTTTTCTTTTGAATTGGAAGGAGAATTTTCTAATGGAGAGAAAACATTCAGCTTTGTTTACGGCTATTCTTTTGAGTGGTGGAAGACCTCAAAAGATGATGGCGCCAGAATTATAGGTGAATACTTAAGAATGAAATCAGATGATGACTTGAAGTTCAGAAGTTATATCAATCGTGAAGATACGAATGTTGCTTATTATTTGGCTTCACCAACTGGCCGTTGTTCCAAACAACTTCTTGTCGATAACAATATATTGGCATTAAATAAATTGGCTAATTTTGATGACCTTTTCTATATTGACTCTATTCGTCAATTGAACAGATTGGATGTTCGGGAAATAGGCACTTTGCAACATCCGGATAGCTTGTTTAACATGATAGCACCGGACGATGATGTGAATGAGTTAAGTTTGGATTATCCTCGTGAGTCCAAAGTTGGCTATTATCTAAATAGTTTGAAAAAACTTGCTCCCAATAAATACGAATTACTGAAAGATGTAGTAACGGGACTATTGGTAACAATTGAGGATTTTGAACCTGTACAAATAGATTTACGTAAAGATGTAGAAGAGGAGGAAACGAAAGATTTGCCTTTCCGTTTACCGGAAACCTTTTACGATGTTCGTGTAAAGGAAAGATACAATAACCAATATACTTCCATCAGTCGCATTTCTTCAGGGTCAAAGAAAATATTCTTTATCCTAACTTTGGTGATAGCTGCGGAAATAAATAAGATTCCATTGCTTTTGTTGGAAGAGTTGGAGAATTCCGTACATCCAAGACTATTGCAGAACCTGTTAACGGCAATTGTGCAATTAGCGGGCGATACCAAAGTGCTGATTACAAGCCATTCACCTTATTTGATTAAGTATTTGGAGCCGACTAAGATGAAATTTGGTATTCCTACCGAATTGGGGGTTGCAGATTTTCGAAGCCTCAAACCCAATAAGGTAGCCAAGGTATTGAAGAATGCATCAGCGGAAGAAGTCTCTGTGGGTGAATATATGTTTGAGATGTTACTTGACATGGATTGTAACGATGAGTTGATTAACGAATATTTCAAGTAGGCAAAAATAGCAAAAATAAACACAAGAGCATGATTTACAACAAACAAAAATCAATTAGTATTTTTTAATATATTTAAAATGGTACTTAAAAACAATTATGTTATCTTTGCAATAAAATAATTTTTTAACTATGGCTATAGAAGAAAACAAAGTAACACTCGTTGGCGTAAATTCAGCCAGCGTAACATTCAGCAATGAAGCTAATGTGGAAAAACAATACAAGGTGAATGCGAATGTAAACGTATCAAACGGAAAAAACATTGATTCATTTGATGGCGGAGAGGTGAAGTCATTGGAATCAGAGAACCAACTCGCCACATTCTATTTCAATCAGAACGGTGGTATCGCAATCAACTACAACGATCATCCCGATTTGGAAGCACAAATTGCTATCATTACCATCATCAACTCTTTCGTAACCGATGTGAAAAAATACATTAACACGAAAGGAATCTCATCAGTTTCAATCTAAAAAAGGCAAGAAAAATGACGAACCAAGAAATGTTTTTAAAGAGATTAACTCTCTTGAATATCCCCTTATCACTAGAAGGGAAGGAACTTCCATCAGAACTGAAAGCAAAAATCATGCTTATGCGTGTCGCTTACGACAAAGCTGCAAAAGCATTCGATGATGATATGCAACAGGTTCTTAAAGAAATAAAGAAGGAAGGATATGACGAGCGCGCACAGAAAATCAATCACATGAAAGAGATTGACGGAAAGGAAGATGCGACAAAAGAGGAAAAGAAAGAAGCGGATGAAATCAGAAAAACAGAAGAAGATTTCAACAAGGAAACAGAAGAACTGAACAAAGCATACTCCGAAGCATACCAAGAGAAAATGAAAGAGGAATGTGATATGAAGCCTAGAAAATTCGCTTTTGAAGGATTCGCTAAAATCATTGAACTTATTGGTACTGACGGTGCAATTAAAGTGAAATGGAACTCTCCCGAAGCATTGGAAATACCGAAGGAGGAATTTATCTCGCTTATCGCAACAAATCTAGTAGATGAATAAGCCATTTTCTATATTGCTATTTTTTTTGTTACTGTCGTGTTCTTGTTCACGCAAGCTACTTCCATCTTCGACAAATACAACTATAGTAGACCACAACACGACAGTAACGGAAAGAGTAGTATGGCAATCAAAAATAATAACTCTTCCAACAGAACACATACAACATACAACATTTGAAGATAGTTCACACTTGGAAACATCATTAGCCGTATCAGACGCTAAAATAATGTCGGATGGCAGGCTTTTTCATAGTTTGAAAAACAAGAAAGACTTTCTACAAGACAGCATCCCATCCCTGGAAAAAGAAACGGTAGTGACGAAAGATTCGATAATAACCGTGGAGAAAATTGTAGAAGTAAAGGTAGAAAAGGAATTGTCTAAATGGCAAAAAATACTAATCAATCTTGGATACATAGGTATCGGTTTCATATTGTTTTCAGGTTACAAAATAGTCCGAAAGTTCGTGTAACTTTCGGGCTTATTTTATTGGGGATTGATAAAATTTATGGAGCGTAATCTTCAACCATATTATAGGTGGTATTTACCCCTGTGGCTCTTGCTGCAATATAATAATCATAAGAAAAATCTCTACTAACATTAAAGGAATACATAGATGATCTATATGTTCCTTTTGCCGGAACCTGTGCAGTAAGTCCTGTAAGTAATGAACCAGCATTTTCTCCAGCTTCTGGAACTGTTCTTGTCCTCATTAACACAAGAACTATACCACGTATAGTAACAGATGACCCACTATTATTTGTTATAATGAAGTTGTATGTAATTTGGTTATTAGAAGAGTTCCATGTACCGAATGCTTCTATTACGTATAGAGATCCAGCTGCATGAATAGTCATTGTTTTTGGTGTTACTGGAATAGGTATGTATATTCCTTGTTTTAATTCATCATCTACTCCTATTTTATTAGATGACAAGAAAAAAGATACTTTCCATTTACCTACATAACCACCTATATTTAATAACCTTATAGATACTGAATCAGTAAACATACTTTCAGATGTTACTAAAATGTATCTAGTATTTTGTAAAAGTCCTACCCCTGCATACATTTCAGAAAATGGAGTTCCTTGATAGCTTAAATAGGATAGCAAAATGTTATCATCAGCATTTGTTGTCTGTTCAAGTTGTATTTCTAGATTATTAGATGTGTCCAAATATACATCTGATGGAACGTCATCTCCAAAAGGAACTATAGCATTATGATTATATCCGTTGAAATCCAATATCCGATAAGGTGCTGAATCTCCACCAGTAGGAGCATTATATCCCCAGTCTACGCCATTAAAAAGGTCTTTTAGAAATCCGCTATTAAGCGTTCCTGGCGACATGTATCCCACTACACTTAGACCACATAAACCATCATTAGCTTTCCAATAATCAGAACGATAATCTAAGTATGGTTGCCTAACAGGTTTATATTTACTCCATTTATTTATTTTCCCATGCGTATTTGCACACGCATATCCTAAATCATAACCATCACTAGTAGGACCGATGCCTAGAGTAGGATATACATCACTATCCAATCCGACAGGTGCGGTGATTTTACCGTTAGAGTGACCCATAATCACCCCCTTCCTCTATAACGGTATAAGAACCTTTACAAACAACAATGCCATTACAACTGATACTACGACAATGAATATCGCCATCAATTATAACAGCATCAGAAATGTCATAATCACTAGGAAGTTCCTCACCACATAGTGTTATAACTTCGACTGCCCCTGTGCAGCTAGACTGCCCCTGTGCAGCTAGACTGCCCCTGTGCAGCTAGACTGCCCCTGTGCTCCCTCGCTTCGCTTCGGTCGCACACCAAATTTCCGTTTACAAACAAACTAATCTTCATAAATATTGTTTTTTAAATATTTCGCAACACTATCCATTACACACTCAACACACCAACCTAAAAGGTATGCAAAGTGCTCATCCTGCCCATTTTCATATCCCATAGAAATATCACAATACCCAAATACATTACAAACATAATGAACAGATTCATGAGCAACAGTTCTCACCCCTATACCATCGTTGGATAACCAAATAAGTACACCTAAATGGTTTGTACTTTTTTCCCTTACAAAAATAGTCATGCCATTACATCTCTTAATTTCATCTTTGGATGTATCTATCGGGTCATGATTAAGTTTGGTGAATTTTCTATATATTTTCCCCCATTGATCATCCCCCACTGCAACATACAGTTTAAGGGGATATATTTTAGGATCGTATTTTGTTATCATCGCAAAACATCTTTTAGTAATATATCGGGATGCTCTTCTTTAGGTTTAGATTCTTTGAATCTATATATAAAGCCACTTGCATCCTCATTGGCTTGCTTATATAAATTTTCTGTAAGAGAAGCCTTATACAATTTAACTTTCTCTTCAAAATGATAATCAAGTTTAGGCTGGTCCATTATTACTGCCTGTATATAACTCCATGAATATTTCCATAGCAAAGCCCAGTCCTTGATTACCATCAATCCTCCGAATAGCCTTAAATCCCCTCTGAATTGGGGGAAATCTTTTTGGATAGATCCTCGTGAGCCGATTTTGCATCGAGAGATAATTTCATGGCATCCTTCTTGCTTAATGTCGCTGTCGTATCTATCAAGAACGCTAAACGGATTGTATTTGTAAAAAAATCACTTACATTAGCCCCCTCCACGATGGCTTCTATCAACGGAGTGAGTTCCTTATGGTCATAGTGCCTGCTTAACCACCAAGCGTATATACGTCTTGCAAAAGGAATTATCTCAAAAAACCAATAGTTATTCAATACTCCTGCCGCTGCAACTTTGTACGGAATAGATGCGTCATTTTTCATAATTGCAATCATTTCCTTTTTCGCTGTATCGGGATTGATAATGTCACGTATCAACAGCTTGTCTACAATATAATCGTATGCACCCAGTCTAAGACCACGCACCTTGAATTTCTTATTGCCAACCATAACCTCTTTGTATTTATGAGTGGCAAACTTCTGCATCTTTATCTGATCATCTAAGTCAGGTTGTTTCCAGTTGAATATTCCCATTTTTAAACTAACTTGAACGGTTTAATCATTAATTTTCCTTTCACATCTACCTTTGATATGTTCTTTGGAGTATTTGTATAAACGAATACCCTTGTATATTTAGACGATACAATATCAAGTTTGGCATCGTCAATCAAAGAAACATGAACTATGCTGTTATCAAGCGCAACAAGGCTTACACGACTGTTATCCTTGACATACATTTCTCCTATACCGAAATCGTTGAATGTGACAACACAATCACACGAACCGTTAAAAATAGACCATTTAGGATTGCTTATGAAAAGGTTGGTGTCATCAACGAAGATATTAAACTTCTCCCTAACACTAGCAAACTCCTTCTTGATTATTTCATTTGACGGGTATCTGTTAAGCAGGCAGAAATCAATGCCTCTGATATATTTCTCGCATAATTCATATTTATCCGGGTTCCCCCATTCATTTGTCCATTCCTTACACAGCCCAAGACTTATAGCCTTTTGCTTTAATTTATCAGACAATTCTTTATCTGTCATGGTGTTATTTTTTACAGCAAAAATACAACAAAGGTTAACAAAAATCAAACACAATCAGTTAAAAAACAATAAAAGCCGGACGAAAACGCCCGGCTAATAATTCATCACCCGTCTACATCAACTACCGACACCCGAATTGTCAAGTTCAAGAACCATCATGGTTTTCAAATACTGAGTGTTAACTTCCAATGCTGTCACAGTAACGGAGAATCCAAGGTATCCAGTGTTACTTGGAGCACCTGTGAAGCTGACAGCCCATGATGCCTTCGGGAAGAAGATCATACGGTCACCAGTACCGTTGATAATACCGATAGGACGTACAAACTGCTTGAATGCACTTGCACCAAACGCTTTCAGTTTCTGAGAAGCTCCCTTGCCGAAAACATCCTGAGTGTCAGTCAAACTACTCAGTTCCAATTCAGCCTTTGTTTCATTTCCTTGTGTAAAGAAAGCGAAAGCGGCTTTTGAAGTGGACATACCTGTAAAGGTAAATGCCATAGTACCCGGTGTGATATTCTGGAATACGGTAGCACCCTGCTCGTTCTTTGTTTCAGAAGTGTCAGCGTCAGTACCAGAAGATTCCGTAGTACCAGACTCAATATTGGGAAGAATCTTCGGATTCTTAAAACTTGAATATTGAGTACTATCGGTGATTTCAATCGCATCAAATGTCAAAGCAGCCGACTGCCCGTTCAAGTAAGCAGGGCTAGTGTCTAAATTTACTCGTGCCATTCTATTTTCTGTATTTAAAAAGTTATTGTTAATTGTTGAAAACGTATCTACCGATGCGCCTCCACTGTTTTTTCTCACGTTTCTCATGCAGCTAATCCTTTGAAATATCAACATTCAACAGGACGGACATATAATAAAACCCAACCCCGTCAAACATTGGTGGTAAAACATTAAATATCTCGAAATGAAGCTGCACAGTCTTTTGCGGGAACAGTTCTACCATTTTCTCACTCAACGCATCCATGACAGACGGATATACGTTCCCGGGCAATGCCCTTACAAACAGAGTAACCGTAGCCATCGTTTCGCCTTTCCCGAAGTGACCGTAGGGGCCGCTCTCGGTATTGCTGACAATTCTTGTATTGTTGTTTACGACAATAAAACTAGTTACCTTATCATCAACACTTGCAGGACGCTGCACCTTATATACATCGTCAGCAATCTTCTTGTCCAATACAATATTGTACAAGGTGGTATTTATTGTTGAAGGATTAAAGTAGCCCATAACTTCACTTAAAATATTTGTTTAACATATTAGCTGCAATTTTCTTAAAAACCACAGTATATTTACCCCCTTTTAAATCTGTCTTTGTCTTAATCCAAGAATCTGAAAGAACATTCAACAGGTGATAGTTCTCCACATACTTGGCATAATACATGACAGCAGCGACAACCAGTTCATATTTTTCAGAACCATCGGATTTATAACTATTGAAGAAATCTTCGGCAAGTTCACGCCCCCAATACTCGACATTGTTACGTTTCCTAGGCTCATTTGCAACTTTCGTTGCATTTGCCCACACAATCTTCTTTAGGACCCCATCTTTGTAAATGCCACATCCATAACTATCTTCAAGATTGAAAGTCTGATTGGTAAATCCCTCCATGTCTTTTATATCATCCATGATATTCGTGGCGATATCTTCCATGAACTGCATGATAGAAGCATCCAAGGCAAGCTGGACATTACTACCAAACTCTTTCAATACTTTATCGTTGTTACTTGCCTGCATTTTTTGTACTTGTCTTTCTTGTTACTGGTTTACTCAGTTTATCAATCTGCTTTTTTAGCAAATCTCGATCAGCTTTAGCGCATTTCAGTTCCGTTTTAATATCATTCATCTCATTATAAAGCTCCTGTATCTTCTGATAAGCATCATGAAGAGATTGCTGATAACTCAAAATTTCCTCTTGCGCCTTCTTCAACTGAGCACCCTGAATAGCAAACCCCTTTTCAAGATTGTCCAAGGTAGAAGAATCAATTTCAGTTTCCATCTTTTCCTTCTTCTGCTTAAACATTAACATTGAAGTTAGAAGGGTTATGCCATTTGTACCCAACAAAGCAAGTATTATTTCCGTCCAATTGATTGTCATAGTATTCTAGTTTTCTATTTGGTTAAAGTATATCACCGTGCCAAATTCCATATTGTTAAATGGAGGTTTCTTTATCTCACGCCAACTATTGCTGTTGTCCGAAAACGGATGGTTGAAATTCTGCCAATCCAACAGACACCCGGAAGGTATGGTTACATCGTTATCTTCTAGGTAGGCGGCATATTCGGATTTGTCAACATCATTCGTTTCCGAACCTGTGTCCTTTTCCTGTATGTTTGCCCTTCCTTCGTATATCATCTCCCAATATGGGGTAGTCTGATATTTATCCGAACTGTTCTTGTTCTGATAAATTCTAACCATATCAGGAAACATATCCTCACCTAAAATACTCTTTCCCATACTACCATCTTAATCTAGTTATTTCAACATCTGTTCCAACATCCAAATTCAAACCCCATTTGGCGTATAAATCCTTTGCGCGTTGCTCCAATCTTTTCTTGTCATTGATAGAAATAGTCTTGCTTGTGTCGGTAATTGACCAGTTTCCGGCTTTCTTTGTCTTTCCCTGTATCGTTGAAGGGGCAGTACAAACAATGAGCAACAAATCAGCATAAGCCAAATCTTTCTTCATCTCAGACGTTTCACGGCTATCATCAGACAAACGGAATCCCCATTTCTGGGCAACACTGATATACGATGTGTTTTTCAACTCATAGTCAATCTGTGCTTTCAGATATTCACGCATAGACATATAGAAATATGCTTCCACCTTCATGTTACCCTTTGCTGTTATCTGAGGTGTAACCTGAATAGTGTACGGATTATCTGAAACTTTTAGCCTATCTTCCGGCTTCAATGTTTCATTGTCAGCAATAAGCCAATATCCGAACTCCACACTTTCTTCGGGAATAGCTTGGAGCGTGAGAGTATCTCCAATGAAATACTCCCCTGCGCCCTTTGCTGTGCCTTCGCCATTTATATCAATAATGACCTTCATGGTTCAACTTTTTACAATCCCGTATTTGACTGTTCGTCAACCTTCATGATGATAAGGTTGTTCGGATTCTTCATCACAGGACACGCCCACAATTCACCTGAACTCTTCTCAGCATACGGTTCAGAAGAATACTGATGCAAGAATGCAATACGTCCGCCTTCCAAAGAGGAAATCTGTACAGCCGGGTTGGTATCCTGCAAATACATTGACGGTGAGTTCTTGATACGGAAGAACTGACCGCTCTGAACAAGAACAACAGTGTTTTTCTCAAAAGACGGTTTGGCTTCCTCAATCACACCAAGTTTGTTCCATTTTGATTTTTCATCAACAGGAATAATCACAGGAATAGAGAACACCTTCATCAGCACATCAACAATCTCCTGATTGTTCATAGGATAGATTGTAGTAGATGCTGCGGCAGGAACAAGACGTGCCTGTACTGCTGCTGTCACTTTCGGGTGCATCAAGAAATTATCATACAAATCCTTTGACATTTCAAAATGATCGTATGGCATACTGTCATTGTCGGCAATCTTGCACATTCTTTGAAGGTCTTTAATAGGATCTGCATTTTCGTTCGGTGTCCAGTCTGTATCGCTAAACCATTTCTGTTTTAACGCTTTCAACTTATGTTTTGCAGGAACACGATAGTCGATCTGAACAGGAATTGAGTTAGTACCACTGGCTGTATAGTTAAGCATACCTGTAGAAAGAGCCTGATAAGTCATACAGTTCAACTCGGTATGGAAACCTTGGATACATGCTTCCATCTTTGTGTACCACTTATCACGGATCTTGTCAAGCAATGCACCTTGCGGAATGTCAAGTTCATAGAACTCCTGAATATCGGTTTCCATAAACTGAATGGCGTGACCCATCTTCGGAATACGGCCCGAATACCATTCAAATCCCGTAGTGTCCATGATAGGCTTTTCAGCCAAAGGAGCAAGCATCACAGGACGGGTAGCCTGTGTGTATTCGTCAACCATCACGTTCCATGATTTGCTCATCTGAGGAACATCCCAATCTCCGTAGCTTCTCCAGTTTTCGTTATCAAATTTCTGATTGGCATAATCCATAAGTTCCTGCATCTCCCCAGAGAAATGCCAATCATAGAAACTAAATGTCGATCTTTGCATAAAACGAAAAAATTTAATTAGTTATACAATGTGTAACGGAAAACGCAAGGATATGATTCATCATCCTTCATCGCCTTTTTGATTGCCGGAGCTACGGGCGGAATGCGTTTTTCCAAAATCTCACTTGTCACCATCCATGCACCGTTGAAAGGATAGAGAGTGGCACCGGGAATGGTGTCAACATCATAAGGCAGGATAGCATTAGGAATAACCTTGAATTTTGCGCTAGCACCAACCTGTGTAACTTCAACCAAAATATCGGTCAATTCCAATTTACCTGCATCCCCGGACAATGTAAGGATGTCATATTCGTCATGAGACGAATCAATAGCGTTAATGGTAAAACCAGTTGTAGTACCTGCGGCAGTAGTAGGTGCTTTACCGACAACCATGCCAACCTTGGCAACTGTATTACCCATGATTTTTTCAACTTTTACCGTAGCACCAGAATCCGATTTCTCGTACATTCTGAATGAATAGTGAATGTCACCGCCATTCTGCTTTGAGGAATCACATTTAATCATGGTACCAGCCGGAAGTTTGTTCCCAACTGTAGGCATACGTTCTACTGGAACGTTACATCCTACCAACAGTACGTGCAAAGACGTATCATTAGAAAAGATATGTCTTGCGCCACCAATCTTACTATAACTTGTTGCAAGAACTCCTGCTTTCATAATTAAAAAAAACTATTTGTTAATTTTACTGTAATATCGGCTGACAATGTTGTTTTCCTTGTTAGCCTTATCTTCTTCTCTCTTTCTATCTATGAATGACTTTACATCGCTAGAACCACCCTTGTCAGAGATGAAAGGATTAATGCCATCCTTTGTGTATTTCGTACACGTTTCATTGTACTTTCCCTGTATTTTCAGAAGAATGCTTGTATCTTCCTCTTCGGGCGAAATCTGAATGTTCTCAAAAATGATATTGCGCAACAATTCGTTAGGCATACCTGCTTCCGGGCGTTTAATCAAATCAGACAGCTTCTTGCGCTTTTCAGTTACAATCTGCTTCTGCTTTTCCTCCTGCTCTTTAGCTTCAAACTCTTTCTTGAATTTTTCAAACTCTTCAAGTTTAGCCTTGACATCATCGGGCAACTCAAACGGTTTCGGTTCGGGTGCTGGTGTCGGTGTCGGTTGTGGTTGCGGTGCTGGTGTCGGTTGTGGCGCAGGATGTGATTTTTCCCATTCCTTTTTCAAGTTGGATATCTCCTGTTCCTTGATTGTATCCCACTCTTTGCGCTTATCAGACGCAAACGCTCTTACCTGACCTGCCACAGTGTTCTTTAAATGATTCACAACACTTTCATTCCAGAACTTTTCCGCATTTTCCTGCGGTGCGAACGCTGAGAACTCATTGATTGTCTGTTCGATTGTACGATCTGTAATAACGGAGCTACTTTCTCCCAACGCATTCTTGATACCTTCAAAAATGACTTTTACATCTTTATTCATATACTATTTATTTTTTTTATGTGATTCATGCACAAGACCTTTGCGCACAGTAAGTACCTCTTACCGATGCAAATGTAGTTAAAAAATGTGTATAAGCAAAAAATATTTAAAAAAAACATTATATTTGCAAAATACATACAGAAAGATGGAAGAAATTGACTTAAAATACCGAGGATTAAAGACTAAGGATGTTGTCAAATCGCTGAAACGATATGGCAAAAGGGGAATCATACCATATAAAAGTCTTGATTTCGTCCAAAAATATATAGAGGACAGAAGAAGCAAGGGATACAAGGTAAATATGCTTGCCCCACAGAAAGGTTCACAGGAGGCATTTCTAAGGAACAGGGCAGGGATAAAGATACTTCACGGGAATCGTGGGGGAGGAAAATCCGTATGCCTTGGGATGGATATACTGAGTTCATGCAACCACCCGTCATTTTCCGCACTTGTTTTCCGTAAAGACAAGACATCCGCAGAAAAAGCGGACGGTATTCTTAAAGTGGTTTCAAAGATGGTTGAACCTTATGGTGAGTATATTGATTCAAAACGCCTTTCAAGACTTGACGCAGGAGGTGAAATACGGTACGATTATTTCGGTGATGCCTGCCTGTCGGGAGAAAAAGGCGTAAGCGAATTTAAGGACAGACAACAGGGTGGTAACGTTGTCAAGGTGGCGATAGACGAGTGCTCACAGGCAACAGAACCTATCATAAACTACCTTCAAACGGTATTGCGTTCATCATCAGGACTAAGAACAAGCCTTATAGGCGCGTGCAATCCAAACCCGTACAGCGATTTCTGGAGAGCACTGGTATCATGGTGGGTGGACGATGACGGAATAGCAATTCCAGAAAGATCGGGAAAGGTAAGATATTTCTTTCAATATGGAGATACTATACATGAAACAGCATGGGGTGACAGCCCACAAGAAGTATTTGCTCAGGCAAAAGATTATATCATCGCAAGATTCGGTAAAAATACCAAAATTGACGAAACAAACTGTAAAAGATACATCAAGAGCATAACCTTTATAGCTTCCGGGCTGGAAGATAACAAGATACTTATGGCTTCCAATCCCGACTATCAGAAAAACCTTGGAGGAACAGCACAGGAAGTATCCATAAACGCATTAGGTTCATGGAAGCTGATAAAAGGGGGAAACGAGTGGATAACCCGTGACGAAATGGAGGAAATGTTCTCATCGCAGCCCGTGTTTGACGATTACTTTGAATGTGCTACACTAGATATAGCATACGGTCTTGGTGACGTTTGTGTAATGGGGCACTTCATAGGACATCACTTACAAGACCTAGAATGGTCAAACACATTAAAGCCTAGGGATTTAAACCGATGGGTAAGAAACAATCTACGGAAATGGGGAATCGGTGAAAACAGACTGGCATTTGACGGTCTTGGAGCACCTACATTCCGTGACGCATTCCCCGAAAGCCTGGCAATACTTAGAGGTGTTCCGAAAAGACTAGACAAAAGCAAGGATGATCAGCCTGTAAGATTCTATTTCGATCTAAGGGCACAGCTTGCCGATGAGATGGTAACACGTATAAAAGGAACAAACCTAGGATATTGCGGATTCAGTATAAACCCGGAACTTCTCGAAAAACCGTATGTGAACAAAACAATACGGGAAGCACTGATGGACCAGAGAAGAGCAATAAGACGTGACGTGGAAAGGGAAAACGGGAAACTAAGACTGCTGAAAAAACAGGAGGCAAAAAAGATTGTAGGATGCTCTCCAGACTTGATAGAAGGAACATTTTTATACAGGACATATTTTGATATATGTGATGTAATGATTGACATACCTAACGATATAATGGATGAATTAAAATATTTATAATTACCTATGGAAATTTTAAAATTAGACGTTTTATTACGAAAAGAACCGTTCAAAGTGGCACTTCCGTCAAGATGTGACGATGGGAGAGGTGGAGGAACAAAGAAAAAACCAAGACGCTCCACTTTGATATACAAATATATGTCACAAGATGATTTTCTAGCGCAATGGGATACATCAGGACATTATATACACAACAGACCCGACTGGAAAGACAGTATCCCGTCAGACGAGGATGCCACATCATCGGATGATGAAAGCGCGAATGTAGGTGCTCAGAAAAGAAAAAAGAAATTGGCATCAACTCCATACGTACTGCAAAGACGAGCATTTCCTCTTCAAAGGATGATACATAAGAAAAGGGTATCACACCTGTGTACCAATCCTCTTAAATTTCAGATAAAGAAAAGCGCGTCAAACCAGCAGAACAGGGATAAGCTGACAACATACAAGGAATACTGGACTGATTCTCTCATGGAAACAGCCAAGTTTGAACTTATAAGCGAAGCCGGAAAGGTAGGAGATGCTGCCATATATATATATAAGGATAAGGACGAGATAAAATACAGGTCTTTCAGCTACTCAAAAGGAGATATACTGTATGAACATAAAAACAGAAGAGGGGAAAGAATAGCTTTCGCAAGGGAATATACAACCACATATATTTCGGCTGATGGAGAAGAACATACAGACACACTTGTCGATGTATGGACTAAAGATGAGTTTTATACACTGGATTCCAACGGAGATATAGCAACGGATATTGACGATAACGGGAATATCATACAACTGCATCAATTCCATAACCTGGGATTTATACCTGTAGTATATCTACGTCTTGAACTTCCATTTTGGGGGGCAGTACAGGACTTGATAGACGATTTCGAGTTCTTAATGTCCATGATAGGAGAATACAACACACGACAGGCGTTCCAAATGCTACTTATCAAGACAAACGGAAGAATAAACATTCAAAGAAACGGATTGGGAGGAACTTCTATTTTACGTGTAGGGGCAGAAGATGATGCACAATTCATGGGTAAAATGGACGCTTCAAACTCACTTTTCACCGAAATAGATAACATATACAACGGGATACTTGACGGAAGTGGTGTCGTTCCGCCAATGCAATCATCGTCAGGTGACAGACCTACTGGAACAACGGCAATGTATTATGAGCCGGAAATGGAATGGGCGAGAAGTGATGCACAAATGATGAATACAGCCATAAATGACATGGCCAATATATTCAAATACTATGTAGGAGTAATGGAAGGTGACGCAACAGGTTATAACGCTCTAAGAATAAACGCTACCATAGAGCCATACTCATACATAGACTTCTCTGAATGGAACAACACACTCGTTCAACTTGTAAACTCCAGAATAATATCATTACAGACAGCAAGAGAAGAAAGCGATTTCTCAGCAAATAACGAAGATGATAGAATGGACGAACAAGACAGGAGATTAAACGATATGGAAGCTAGGGTGATAGAGGAAAATAATGAAAACAATGAAAACAACGATAACAACGATAACAGCTAAACTATGGGAAAATTTACAAACTTTCTAAGAAAAATCAGAAGGGCATTAGACTATATATGCCTTAACAATTTGAGAGTTGACGGAATGGAGCACCTCATTGCAGGAATACTTGTAGTAAGCATGGCGCAATGGTTTTTCTCCGTATGGACAGCAATAGCACTAACCTTGTTTATTCTTGTTGGAAAAGAAATAATATACGATAAGTGGCTTAGACAAGGAGTGCCCGAATGGAGAGATGTATTCTGGGGAGCAGTAGGTATGGTGCTTGGATTAATTTAAAAAAAATCACACCGAAAAGTTTTGATATATCACAAATTATGCTTTTCTTTGTGGTGAACGTCATAACATAATATTTGGCAAAATAAATCGAACAGATTTTGTACAAGATATTAAGAACCCCTCTAAGGTGGCAGAAAGGAAACAATCTGCGACTTCTATGCCCTGCGTATGTTGTGACGTTCACACCTACGGAGGGTTTCTTTTTATCACAATTCGTTAAAATATGAACGTCACAACGAATGAACTTATTCCTATTAGTGATAATAACGGTAAGAGAGCCGTTAATGCACGTGATTTGCATTCTTTTCTTGAAAGTAAAAGGGATTTTTCAACATGGATTAAAGATCGTATTAAATCTTATGATTTTATTGAAGGTGTTGATTTTCAATCATTCACCGAAATTGTGGAGCGAGAAATAGGAGCTACTAAACGAATCGAATATGCTCTATCAATCAGTATGGCAAAAGAGCTATCCATGATTGAGAACAACGAACGTGGAAGGCAAGCTAGAAAATATTTTATCGCATGTGAGGAAAACAAACATGAACTTTCCCGGAAGGAGCTTGCACTAATGGTAATACAAGCCGAAGAAGAGAAAGAGAAGCTTTTATTAGAGAATAACCATCTTTCCGAAACAGTAAATTTACAAACGGAAGAGTTGCAGAAAGCCGCCCCAAAAGTCAACTACTACGATAACCACCTACAAAGTGTAAACACACAGACAAGCACACAAGTAGCAAAACAAATTGGAATGTACGCTGAAAAGTTACATAAAAAACTTAAAGAAATAGGAATTATATATCGACAAAGCGGTCAATGGATACTTCATACTCCATACTCAACGTTTGGATTGCACTCTACCCGTACACAAACGTACACACGTTCGGACGGTTCTGTAGGAACAAGCATATACACAGTATGGACTACCAAAGGTGTTCGTTTTATTATTTCACTGTATGAAAACGATTGGAATGTGAAGAAATCTATAGAACAAATAAAATGATGGTAGGCATTTACAACCAATTAAACACTATTTAACTAAATTGGTATCACCCTTGGTAGAAGGGGATGAGAACGTGGAGTGGTCGACAGTAGTCGTGGCAGTGAAACGTCAATATATATGTGTATGAATGTATATAATTACCTAGCAGAGGTCACGGGTAAACAACATGCCCATGTTATGCGTGATATTCGCAATCTATTATCGCAAGGTGTAGCCGAATCCAATTTTGGATTGGGCTCATACACAGACGATAACGGTCAAGAAAGACCTCTATTTAATCTAACTCCGAAAGGTTGTCTTATTCTCGCTTCTGGCTATGATGCAGTTCTACGTGAAAAAATCATAGACCGTCTTGAATAAATAGCCTTCAAAAAAATATTGTTTTCGTTTGGTAGTATGGAAAGTTTGCGTAACTTTGTACCGTTCACAGATGACGATTGCATTCGTTACGTTAAGCAAGCGGTTAAGTTGCTCATATCATACATGGTTTTTTTTAGGCCCTTATTGGATATTGGCGGTTGCCTTTACGTAAGATTATAGTATTTGCTCTCGTAGCGAATGCGCCATCTGTGAACAGCGTAAAGTGCAACCGCTTTCTTTTTGATAAAGTTGCCACATATAATTTCTTATAATCTTAAATGTTCACAGATTATGGCAGAATTAGTATTTCAAAACAGCAACGGCAACGATGTGACTACTTCGTTACTTGTTGCGGAAGTGTTCGGGAAAGAACATAGTAAAGTAGTCAGAGACATTGAAAGTCTTTCATGCTCAGCGAGTTTTAATGCCGCCAATTTTGGCGTTATTACCTACATCGATAGTAGAAATCGAGAACAGACCGCTTACTAGTCCTAGCTGATATGCTAAAAAATACACCGCAAAGTTTTGCAGTTCCAAAAATTATGCGTTACTTTGCGATGTCTAAACTTAATAGCGGTACGAAGCCGCAAAATTAGCGGCATTTTTTGTGCCTATACATATTGATTGTATCTTAAAATATTAAAGATATAACTGCACCGTGTCGGGAAGTAGAAATACTCTCGGAGTTTTGCTATTAAGACTTAGACAACACGTAGTGCAGTTTTTTATTGTCTAAAATTAATAGTTATGACAGAATTGGTTTTGTCAAAGGATAGTAGCGAAAGCGAAATCAAGCGTTACTTTAACGCTGTTCTTGAATTGTCGAAATCAGACAATGAGTTCCCTGTCAATCTTGATGAAGTGTGGATGCTGATTTATTCCGAAAAAGGAAAAGCGGTAAGAGCATTGAAAGAAAACTTTATTGAAGGTGTTGATTATAACACCTTTGCCAAAAATGGCAAAACTGAAACAGGCGGTTACAAGGTAATAGAATATCATCTTACCGTTTCCTGCATGGAGTTTTTCATTGCTCGTAAAGTTCGCTCAGTATTCGAGGTTTATCGTCAAGTATTCCATAAAGTAGCAAAGCACGAGCTTTCCCGAAAAGAACTTGCCTTAATGGTGATTCAAGCCGAAGAAGAGAAAGAACGCTTGGCTTTGGAGAATGAAAAGCAGCAAAAACAGATAGAGAAGCTCCAGCCGAAAGCCGACTTCGCCGACAAAGCCTTTGCAATGGAAGGCAAATGTGATATAGGACAGGCTGCCAAGATACTCGGCTTACCATTCGGACGAAATACCTTGTTCAAAAAACTTCGTGAAGCAGGAGTATTCTTTGCTAACAGGAACGAACCAAAACAGAAGTATATTGATGCTGGGTATTTCGAGATGAAAGAAAAGCCTATTCCAAGAGAGAATCACCCAGGTTTTGTCGTGATGGTTGTTCTATGCACACAAAAAGGTCTTGCATACATCAATCACCTATTTGGCGGAAAACCGTCCGATGGAAAATTGGCGAGAATAGTATAGCACTGTACATAATCTATTATTACTAAAAAAACAAGGAGCGACAATAACATCGCTCCCATAACTCCTTCAACACATAGTCGATGAAATATACACACTATTTAATCGTAACCCAAACCTGTTCGCCACGCTTTATTGCATCGTCAATCAACTTGTTCAACTTGTCAGATGTATAACGTGATTCGGTAAGTCTGCCTTTTGATGTATTGTTACCAACAAGGATACACCCGGCAGAATCCTTTGCTGTATTCCCAGAGTGAAAAAGAATACCCTCAAAATGAGGCACATTCAATAGTCTTGGCATATTACGTCCGAATTTTGGTGACCAGTTGTATATAACCTGGTATCTTCCATAAGGTATGGCAGATTCTCCATAAACCTTCTTCTCGTTTCCATCAAACACTCCGTTCTTATTCACGTCAACGATTCGATCTTCAAGCGTATTACTGAAAAACTCACCATCAATATACAAACGCCCTATAGTATAATCAGGCTTGCACCATTTTCTTTCTACTAATAGTTCCATGATTTTTTATTTATTTATACATTGCAAATATACAAAAAAGTATTATATTTGCAATGTAATAATTAAGCTAGTTGATATTTAGATGGGAATTAAGGAACAAATTGACACTATTATAGATATAGGTAGAAAAGTATTCGGTGATTCTTTTATGATAACTGATAGTGGGCGTTGGTATCGCCCCGAACGAATTAACGTTCTAAAATGTATGTAAAAACATACATTAATACCTAAAACATTATATTTATCTTTGCCTTATCATAAAGCATCCGTTAATGGATATAGCTTAAATAGTTATTTTCATGCAAAAACTAAATTAGTATCACCCTTGGTAGAAGGGATTGAGGACGTGGAGTGGTCGGCGGTAGCCGGGGCGGTGAAGCGTCAATATGTACGTGTATAAACGTATATAATTACCTTACCTTACCTTAATAAGCAAGAAATAGATTGGACCCTTTTTCTTGCTTTTTTTATGTGCAAACGCAAGCAATCATTGTTAATATTGATTAAAAAAATTGTACTACGTATACATGTATAATATATTTTTTGTTTCTTTGTATAACAATAAATGAACCATTACGATGTTTTTACTTTGGCAGCAGGCAGATGTGAATCTTTACTGTTGCCTTTTTTTGTTACGAGTAATTTTAAGAGAAAACCCATCTGCTTTAGCAATGGGATAAATCCGTTTATTTAAGTTTTTGTTCATCTATATATTTTTTAATTGTATCTTCTGATATATGACCAACACTTTCCGCATAATAAGAGCGTGTCCATAATGTAGGTAGTTTGCTTCGTAGACAAGTGAACTCTTTTCTTAATTGATGTGATGTAAACCCTTTTAGTTGTGCTGCTACTAAAGCTGGGGAATCAGAAGGAGTTGTTTTGATAAATATATGCACGAGGTCTGGCATCACTTCCATATTCTCTATTTGCCAATCATTCTCTTTTGCTTTTTGCAATAGTAGTTCTTTTAGGCGCTTTTCAATATCTCCTACAAGAACTTTCTTCCGATACTTTGGGCACCATATTATATGGTATGCGAGATTATACACACAACCCACATTTGTTTTCCATCTTTTTTGCATCTTCCTATTCAAAAATTTGTATGTTTAACTTGTTTTTGTTATCTTTGTGGCAAAGATATAAATAATAATTGAGTCATGCAAGCATTTAAGTATAAGTTATACAAAACAAAACGCACAAAGCATATTGATGATATGCTTAGAGAAGCTGCGTTCACCTGGAATAAGGCGCTTGCCATGCAGAAACGATATTATTCTTTATATGGAAAATACATTAATAGGTGTCACTTACAGAAGTGGTTTGACAAACGATATAAAAGACATTATCTTGGTAGTCAAGTTCGTCAAGAAATAATAGAAAGACTTGATACTGCGTATAATCGTTTTTTCAAGAAACTTGCACAAAGACCACCGAAATTTAAAAAAACCGCTGAATTTGTATCTATTGTATATAAGCAGGCTGGATATAAACTCTACGGGAATGAGTTGATACTTAATCGTAAATTTCGTTTCAAGTTCTCAAAGTCAAGAGAATACGAAGGGAATATCAAACGCGTAATTGTAAAGCGTTCAAGAGTAAACGAATACTATGTAGTCATAGTGACGGATGCAAATCCAAAGACATATCGAAAGACACATAATGGTGCATCGGTAGGAATTGATTTTGGATTGAAAATGTATCTAACTATATCTGATGGTAGAGAATACTCTAACCCACTATTCCTCAAACAGCATCTATCTGAGATTCGCAAAAAATCCCGCAACCTATCAAAATGTAAGAATGATAGCAATAATCGTAAGAAAAAACGAATTGAACTTGCGAAACTACATGAACATTTGCATAACAAGCGAGAGGATTATCAGTTCAAATTAGCTCACGAACTTTGCAGAAAGTATGACTACATCTTCATTGAAAACTTGTGTTTAACCGGTATGACAAAGATGTGGGGCAGAAAGATGAATGACCTTGCGCACGCTGCTTTCATAAATAAGCTGGAATATGTAGCATCAAAGTATGGAGTAGTCGTACATAAGATTGATAGATGGTACGCAAGTAGTAAAACTTGTGAATGTGGATATGTAAACAAATCCCTACAATTAATAGACCGTGAATGGGTTTGCCCAGAGTGCGGCAGTATAAACCATAGGGATTTGAATGCTGCTAAAAATATACTTCGGAAGGGCATTTCCGAATTGGATAGCATGAGTAAGACTTCTTCGGAAGCATCTGCGTTGTACCCAAGAATCCCACTTGCTTTAGCTGTGGGAGTATGTCAAAGCCAAAGCGATTTCAAGAGTTTGATGATAAATATGGTAGCAAACGGAATAACAGAAAGAGTAGAAGCCAATGATCAACAAAGAAGAAATATCTAAGATTGCAGACTATTACTTCCAAGTAAAAAGACTTGCAAACGGTATAAAATCGTCAACCAAAGAGCGTGCGGAGAAGTTCTCTAAAGACCTTCTAGCCATATTCCTTTTGGCAGGGGCTAAATCGTTCAAGTCAATATCAAAACTCCCGGATAGCCAAAAAGAAAAAGTGCTAGAACTGACCAAAAAGTTTCGTGAGGATATATATAACGACATTTACCAATATGTATTGGAAAGCAATAAACTTTCACTCGAATTAAACGATGATCTTGGATGGGAGTATATTTCAATGACGGACAACGGCATTAAGGAATACATGGAAAGAACATATGGTGGAGAAACGACAAAGCAGAGAATAAACACAAATACAAACAGATTCCGCGCTGTTGTTGAAGTATATCTTGCCAATACATTACTGTCCACAAAAACGAACAATATAGAGAAAATAACAGACGAGGTTCAAAAGAAGATATGGAACAACATATCATCACCATATAACGTATCATTTATTCCACCAAGCAAACAGAAACACTACGGTAGAGGATATGCTACAAACGGTATAAGCCAGTTGTATGTTATAGAACAACAGATGATTTTAGGTATTTTCAATGAAGCAAATTACAACTCATGGAAAAACATTCCAAATTTCAAGGGATGGAGGACAGCAGTAACATCTAAGAACCCATGCCAGTTCTGCATTGACGAGCAATATAGAATACACACAGACAGACCTAAGCTGCCGTTCCATGCCCATTGCTTGTGTATATTATATCCAGTATTCAATACATAATAACTTGATAATCAACATACCATTGAGTAACATTACCATAAGACGGTGGATTACCAGCATCAACCACATCATTACGAGTAAATGATTTAGGAATATTTGTGCACGAAGGCATCAATATATTACCTGACCATTTACCTGTATAAGATCCATCTTTCGCTCTCCATCTATATCTAGCGTATGGTCTGCCGGATGAAGCAACGTAATCACTAGAAGTGTTATTTGTAATGTTTAATCTGCATTTAGAAGAAGTAGACCCATTTGTCAACTGTCCGTAAACAGAGAATCCAGAAGCGTTGGCTGTTGTATCTCCAAGTGTAATAGAAAGACTTTGAGTAACCACTATCGGCTTACGAATAAATCCGTCAGATGTAGTAGGAATTAAGCATAATACATTTCCACTGTAATCACAAAAATAACCCTTAATATAAATATATGTATCCCCCATAGATATGAGATTATTGCGATTAAGGGTAATTGAAATTTTTCCTGTACTATCAATATTACTTACAACGAAAACCCCAGAATCCACCAACTTCTTTAATTGATTATATACTTCCACCTTTATCTTCATATTAGACCAAGTAAATCCCCCAAGTATTTTACCCCAATTATACCTAGAATCAGCCCAATATGGTGAAATTGTAAGCACAAACGTTGTCTTTGTAGCATCTACAGGATTAGTTAGAATATCTTTATCTATTGTAAGAGGTTTAGCCCCATGATCGTATCCATCAAAATCAGTAAGCCTATACCATGTTTTAGGTCTATCATATACTAATTTCTTAGGTAATTATATACATTCATACACGTACATATTGACGCTTCACCGCCCCGGCTACCGCCGACCACTCCACGTCCTCAATCCCTTCTACCAAGGGTGATATTAGTCCGAACCGTTTGATGTTCACCGAAGCGAGAATGTCACGATCATTGTGCCTTCCGCATTTCGGGCAAACCCATTCACGGTCACTGAGTTTCAATTCACTATTAACGTATCCG